TAAAGTATTATTGAAGTATTCTACTGTTTGACTACTCAAATCATCCATTACTTTTTGATAAGAGGTTACACCAGTTTGTCCACTTTGTACTGGAATATTTGTTTGTATTTCACCTATAGTTGAGCCACCATCATTCGTTTGTTGTGGTGGTGTATTGGCTGGTGGTGTATTAACTTGCTCTTCGTTAATACTTTTAATTATATCTTCATCAATTACTTTGTAGCTTAAATCTGTAGCAGTAGCTCTTTCATCATATATTTCAGTATTAGCATAATAGTTGAATGATAAAGCATTTTGAAGTTCTTCGACAGGACCTTTTAATCCCATTCCACCTATAATATCAAATGACAATGTAACATCAACAATCATAGGTTGAAGTCCAATACCTTCAGGATTAATGTCAAGGTTTTGTTCGTACTTAAATGATACACTATTAGGTATTATTTTACTGTGATAAAAATCCCCAACTCTCAACACTAAAACTGGTGGTGCACCAAAAGCAGTATTTTGTGCATCATTATATTTAGGTTTACCATCTGCCCCAATAACAGGTATTGTTTCTCCAGGTCTTGTACACTGATTTAAAAATGTTAATCTAGCATTTAATCCTTCAGGTGTCATTGAATGGAATGCTGGATTAAAATATTTTATTTTTTGAGAAATTGATGTGTAAATCATTGGATTTTCTTCTTTAAGAACTTCAAAGTAATCACACTCACTAAACAAGTTTCTCAATATTTTTTTCCCAATACCCTCTTTTAATTTTTTCCTGATATCAATTGTTGGTTGAAGTCTGTTAATAGGTACTGTTGTTTCTACTGTAATTGTTTTTGGTTCTTCTGGTTTGTTTTCAACATTTGCATCCTCAATTATCTCAATGTTAGGTACATTAACTGTTATATTTTTTATAATCACTCTTCTACAAGCCATTCCATTTACGGAATATACACCAGCACCAATACCACCCGTTACAGGGTTAGTACAAGTTACAGGGAAACCTGGTGTACCCTCTCCATCAATTGGTATAACCTCACTTTCACCAAGTCCTGCAGCACTTACAATTTGTAATTGTCCGTTGTCCAAAAATTTACCAAGATTAGCATTACCCACCGTTTTTTCTCTCAAGAATTTTTTTACAGAGTCAATTCTTCTCAATGATAAATCTTTATTATATTCCGGTTTACCTAAAGCTGAGGCAGCACCAACCATTTCTATTTTGATAGTTCCTGATTTGTTCTCACTTAATAAATCAAAAGCATCGGTTATAAAGTTTTTATCACTCTCAGCGGTTTTTTTATAATTAGGGATTATAATATTATCAAAGAATTGTTTTACATTTCTTGCATTATTACAATACGTTGGGTCAGAAACACAAAAACTAGATGTTGAATTAAACGCACTGTCAGCATTGCTAACGTATTTAGATACATTAGTTGTCGACACATAACTATCATATGTTGACTGATATGATTGATTTGAAGTTGTACCCTGATTAGGTCCTGGTACATTATCTTCGAAATAAAATCCTAAACTTTTATATTCAGTTTCAAATGCTGCTTTCTTTGGATTTTCTGTAGTTTTTTTATTTTGTGTATTAGAAGAATTATTAGACCCTTCTGTCCCTTGTGGTGCTACATTTTCAATATTAATTTCTTTTTTTACTTGTTCTAATTCTTCCTTTGTTAATCTTGGATTATTAATTACTTCTTGATAAGTGAACAAATCAGCTAATGGTATTGTATTGAATTTTTTAGCTAATTCATAAATATCAAATTTAACACATCCAGCAAAGAAAGAATCAATGATAGAATCAATTCTTTCTTTAGCTTGTCCCTTAAGTTGTTTTTCAATAATAGTATTCATTACTGATGGATGGTCAACTATTATCTTCCAAGATAAAGAACCACTTCTACTTGAGTTTTGATAGGTAAATATTGGTTCGGGTCTACCGATGAATGTAGTCGGTTGGAAACTTACTTTAGCGTCATCACTAAATGATAATCCGTATGGAGGAAACCACATAATTCTTCCACCATTCGGTCCTCGTTCACACGCAGGTAGGTCGTCATAGGTAAACCCAGGTTTACTTGATGTTCTCCACGCTAAGTTTTCTATTGAGAACATATATTTTTTTGCAACTTCTTGTCCTCGTTCATTCAACATAATATTTGTTGATCCTGGATTTCTTAAAGGTGCAATATTTAAATTATATGTATTATCTATTACAGAATAGTCGAAACGTCTCCCTTGTTTTGTAATACCATCTTTTTTCTGTAAATCGGCAAATGTGTAGTAAGGTGTGTCTTTAGCAAAAATTCTACAATATTCAATACCAGCTTCAGCCCCAGTTGTATTATCAATATAAGATAAAACTTTAGAACCTTTGGTCATTTCCTTGTATCCATCATTGAAAACTTTGGAAACTTGATTAATCGCATTACCTACGTGTTTTAATCTAGTAACACCATTAACCAAATCAGCTGAATTTATTAATCGTTGTGTACTATCTAATATTGAACTTTGTTTGAACTGTAGATTTGTTGATTCACTACTCGAATATTGTGAACTTATAAGATTGTAACCCTCATCAACAGAACCCGTTCCACCACCTGGTGTAGCCTTAAATCCAGCATTCCCTCTATATTTTGGTGATATCCAAACAAACTGACCATCTAAACCACCACCATCTGATGATGACCTACCAGCTAATCCAAAATTTAATCTACCAATATTTCCCTCATATAAACTACCTAATTCACTCGGTCCATAAACTGGTGTTTGAACTTGTCTTCCAAATGGGTCTACAGGTATTTGATTTGGGGGTGACGTTATTGTCGATGGTTCTGCAGTCCTACTACCAACATAATAACCACCATTCAAAGTACCATTCTCACCTATTGTTGTTTGTGGTTGTGAAAACTGAGAAGTTCTTGTATATTGTGGTCTATATCTGTTATAATCAATATTAGCAAATAAAGCAGATTGTTGTCCAGTACCAGTGTTGTCAACAAAAGTCTGTGAAGGATTGTTAATTACACTTAAAGTAATTGGTAAACCACCACCACCTGTTGTTAAATTTGGAACGTTAAGTGCTAAAGAAATTTGGGTTGATGACCCAGCATTAAATGATACCGGATCAAAATAATCTCCAGGTATTGGTGACACAGGAAAATATGCACCACCTAAACTTCTTATAAAAGGTGATTCATTACTTGGTGTCGTTGGTACAGTAATTGTCCAATTCTTAGATTTGAAAGGTTCTTTACCTGCAATTATTAATGAAATATCAAATGGATCACTTGTTGTATCTAATGTAAGTGCCCCCTCTGTATTTCTTCTAGTATCAGCATCAACTCTTTCTTGAAATAGTGTTTTTAATTCCTGAGCACCCAATCTAGCCAAAAATGAATCTTGGGATAAAGTTCCACTAGTTCCTTGTGGATTTGGTGAAATTAAAATTTGATAAGGTGAATATGATGATGGTACAAAAGTGGGTGGATCCCAATAAGGTGTATATATTTTATTGTTGTTTTGGATATTATCAATAACAACCATATCACTAAATCCACCAATAGGTCCATACCTATTTTCTATATATGCTGCATCAATAAAGAATTCGTTAATTAAATCAAGTTCAGTATCGTTTGGACTATATTCCCCTTTATTTGAATTGTTAATTATTGGAGGGTTGTTATAAGTTATTGTTAAATTATAACCACCTTCAGGACCATATTCATTTAATGGATATAGTTGTCTCGCAAATGGATTTTGTGATATGAAGACATCAGGTGAATCAACAACATTTTGGTCAGTCAAAATTGTCTCATACGTTTGATTAGTAACAGGAGGACTATATACTCCAGTTACAGTATACGGAGGTAAATTTCTACTTAATAAACTATTTCTAAAACTAGTTGTTGAAACAAATGATAGTGAACTTTCAGACATAGGTTTCTTTTAAAATAAATAGATTGTTTTGTTTTTTTATCTTGGGAAAGTCATATTTTGTTCAGATGGATTTTTCTTTCCTGTTGGGTCATTAGCCATCATTGCTAATTTTTGTTTGAATTCAGCACTATTCACAATATCATTAATTATTCTTTCAACATCTTTAGAATTAACACCTGGTGGTACTGTAAAGTTAACATCTAATTTTCCATTGTATGTGAAATTTTGTGGTGTACTTTTTTGTTTCTCGAATTCTTTCAATAATGCCGTAGATTGGTAATCAGTTGGTGAAACATTCGTTGGTGATACTACTGGTGTAGCCGTAGCCATTGTAGTAGTAGGGGATTTATTAGCTTCAACTAATCCTACAACACCTTGAGTAATAGGATTATCACTTTTTTTCAATCCCTCATACGCTTTTCCAATATTTTCACCAATTTCTCCAGGTATTTTTGCAACTTCACCTAACATTTTCAAACCAACTTCACCACTCTTAGCCATATCACCTTTTGACAACGCTTTTATTAATTCGTCACTTTGATATCCAATACCTTGTCTTATTCCTTCCGAAGAAAATGTTTTACTTTTAGTAGCAGTTTGTACCGCATTGATTGCATCTTTTTGTGTTTTGGTTAATGTTTCAAATCCTTTTGAACTTGCCATACCATAACCAACTCTGTCTTTAATTTCCTCCAAAACAATTGTTTGTTCATCCATAATAGTCAATTGTTCTTTTGCTAATTGCTCCATTGTTTTTGGTTCAGAATCTTTCATAAACTGATCCAAAGCATCTTTGTCATCAGCAAAAGCACTCATTGCTTTATCAATACCTAATTCTTCTCCATTAACTCGTAACGTCATTTCACCACCAGGTCCGATTTCTGCCATATTAGCTATAAAGTTCCTCTGTTCTTCGGTAAATGTTGCAGGGAATTTGATTTTACTTAATTTCATATCCAACTCTTTACTTCCTACACTCATTTTGACAAGTTCATTATAATCCATTTTTAACGCTCCCGCAATTTCCATAAGTTGTCTTTTCGCACCAGGCATTACTTCAAATCTACCATCTTTGTTAAGTTGAACAAACTGTTCCGACATCTTACCAATTTGATTCATTAATTCACCTGGGTCATTTGCGGATAAATCCATTAATCTAAGTGGGTCTAACAAATCAGATTGAGTAACACCAAGTCTTTGCATTGCCGCAGCCATCTCAATTGCACCATCAGGATTAAAAGCTTCATTCGCAACATTGAATATTTGATCCATATTAACCCTAAGAACTTTTGATTGAGCAACCATTTTACTTAATCCCTCAACACCCCCTTTGAAGTTATATTTGTTTAATTTGTCTAAATTATCAACAACTCCCTTCACCACACCAGACGCACTAACACCTATTTTTCTTGCGGCATTAGTAGCCTTTTCAATGTCTTTTGAAACTCCTTGATAAGAAACACCAACATCTTTGAATTTACCGGCAACTACACCGAAATCTTGTCCCATATCCTGAAGAACCTTAGCTGTTGCCAAAACACTTTTTCCAGATTCTTTATTCAACAATACATTTCTACCTAAATTTGCTGATATACTTTGAGTTAAGTCAGAAACGTCCTTAAAGTTAAGACCAAAACTTTTAGCACTATCAACCAAATCGGTCATAGATGCTTTGATATTCAATATATTATCTCTACCAACACCAAATTGACGAGCAACATTGAATGCGGCGTTTTCAACCTCAACGAATTTCTCCTTTATTCTTTTAGGATCTATGTTAGTTTCTAAGGCTTTAGCAAAGTCAACCCCCAATTTCATCAATTGATCTTGTAATCCTCCTAAACCTTTATTTTCATCACCCATAACGTTTTATATTTAATAATAAATACCACACACCTTTTTTTATTCTATGGTTTAGGTGTGTGGTATTCTATGGTTTTATTCACTAAATATTTTCTGGAATAGGTTGGTAAAATTAAAAAATCTGAATAAGATATGTGAAGATATTTTGCCAACAAAAAATATTCATCTAAAAGTATTTCCCTATACTTAGAAGAAAGGGCGAAAAAAGTCAACCCCAAAGGTGATATCGAAATTCACCAAGTCTCCAGATGGGGCTCTAACTGTTCTTTTTAAATCTAACGAGGGTTCGTTTTCATTTATGAAATTTTTGATAAATTTCGAATCCATAATTGGTAAATTACTTATCATTTGAGAAACTTTTTCTCTATCTGATTCACCATTTATTTCAATTATTTGTTTCATTAATCTCCAAGTAACTCTTGGGGCTATCATATTGGCTGGATAACTTTCTACCATTTTATCTATTTCCAATATTTCACCATAAGTAAGTGGCTTCAATTTTACCATTACTTCACTTCTAGGTAATTTTACTTCAAAATAACCATTCTCATTTGGTTGTACTTTTGGTTTAATAATATTCAATTCATCCAAAACAATTGTTGATTCAAATTGTTTATTCGTTTTTGGGTCTAATAAACTAATTGTATATTCAGGACCAAAAGATGTATTTCGTAAATAAATTAGAATTGCCTCGATATCACCTTCCAATAGTTCTTCAGGTCTGATATCAGTTTCATACAATTTTGAACGTACAAGTGATGTTACAATATTTGTATTAGGATTTGATATAGCACCTACTATAAGATTTTCGTCTGCCGCAGTTAAGTATCCAACTTTAACAGATTTCTTTTTGTTCTTATAAAAAATACCACCCGATGGTAAAGGAACTACATCGTGTGGTAAATTAAAATTTTCAGTACCAGCCTTAATTAAATTTTCATCCATAGTTTTTATTGTTAAAAATACATCAACAATAAAAAAAATAAATACTTAGTTTAGTAAACCAAAATACAACGGTCTGGTCTTAAACTAGCAACAATTGTTTGAAGTTTATCATCACTATAACCTAAACTTTGGAAGTCTACACTTGTTAAGAAACAACCCTCTAAAATCCATTTTTCAATAACAACTCCAGTTGGGTCTAACATTTCCAAGTCAACATTCTTTTTGTATCCCGCAGCATAACCCATACGTCCTGTTACTGATTCTGCATGTAAACGAACCCACTCCATTAAAGCTTGAGATGCTGATGGTCCGATTGGGTCTCTGAATGTTACAGAAATTTCATCCCATTTGAAAATACCTGCTACGTATGTTTCAGTATTTAAGAAAGGAATTGGAACTGAATTAATTGTTATTTTTGGACGACTAGTTGATTCAACAAACCATTCGTTAATACCTAATGATGAAGGAAATCTCATAATAAACCTATTGGATCTTTTCGGTTCATAAGGTATGGGCATTTTCATTAATAAATCAGCCATCGTATATAATTTTTAATTTTTATTTTATTATAAATATTAGTTTATTTTTTTTCTATTTACTTTTCTTTCAACTAGTTTTATATATACATTATAGTTATTAATATAATACTATATTAATATAAATATTATTTAATAATATTTTTTAATATATATTTTATTTTATATTCTAATTGTAATTCAGTTTCATCAGGTTTATACAATTTTTTCTTACCTCCATAAGTTGAAAATATTTTAACATCTTTTACTCCCTTACTCATAGCTGCAATATTTCTTGGGTCATCATCAGAAAACCCAATCATAGGTACAAACTTATTAGAAATTTCGTTTTCTATTTTTTTTGCTAACCTTATATTAAGTTTATCTGCTTGAGATTGTACATAATTTTTGAATCGATTCATAGCATCTATCTTAGCTATTTCTGGGTTTGTGGCTGAACCCTCACCAAATGAAACTGGATAAAATCTACACATTTTAAGATACTTCATAATTTCAGTTTCTTTGTCTTGTGGTTCTTCACCCGCATTTTCTCTCATTTTAACTAATGATTCATATAATTCATCAGAATCAATACCACCTCTATTAGTGTCAATAAGTTTTTTAACACCTCTCATTAATGTCATTGGGTTATGTCCTCTCGCAGTTATTATTGAAAATAATGAACCATTGTTAATGGCTTCTACAAAATCTGGCCAAGCAGCATCTGTTGCAAGTTTTGCTGACATAACATCTTGTAAAAATTTTTTATCCCCATCTGTTTTAAAATCTCTAAAAGGATTTGGTGCAAAATCAACGATAGTAAATCCATTATATTTGAAAGGTTTTTTACCTATATCTGTACGATGTTCCGCAAAGTCTTCAGTTCCCATACCAACTTCTTCACCATCGTCATCCAATAGATAAATCTGAGTTGGCATATACATTAAGTTATCATCCCAATCAAAAGCATAGTACTTCATCGGAATTTCTCTTTCTTCTAATTCTCTAAGTAGTTTAATAATTGTATTTCTCATACCAATAAATATATCTTAATTAAAAAAGGGGGAGATTTTAGTCTCCCCCATTTATTATTATCTATTTTTTTTAGATATTTTCGAATGATGCACCAGTTGGTGTAATGTAGAAAGTAATATCTATAAATTCTAAAGACCTAGTTGGTTTGATATAGATTTTACCAGTTAATTGATTTCTATCTAAATCCGCAGGGTCAGAAGAAACTGTTACTCGGAAATCAAATAAACCTCTATCTCTTCTAATCGCATCTAAAATTGGATTTACAGCGTCTAAGAAATCTTGTCTTACTTTTTCATCATTTTGTTCGAATAACAACCTAACTGAAACAGCTGAAATCAATTTACGAGCTTGTAACAACAATCTTCTTACATTAATTCTATCTAATGCTGATTCTCTAATTTGTAAAGTTTTATTACCCCAAATCACAGTACCTACATCTGAGAAAGTTGCAATTGGATTGATTCTACCTTTGTAAAGTGTATCTCTATCTTCTTGTGTAAGTTTCTTTCTCGCCTTGATAGAATTTACAATACCACGAGTATAACCAGCCGCAGCAAACCAAGGGAATGCGATATTGTCAGTTAAAGCTAAGTTTCTACAAACCTCAGCAGTTGGTGGTATATAAATTTGTGTGTTGTTAACAGTATCTCTTGTTAATACCCAAGGGTAATAAGTTGCAGTATAATTTGAATCTATACCTGTTGTTTCTAAATTATCAACAGCTTCTTGTGGATAAATTAAGTCTAATTGGTCTCCAGTTGTTGGAACAAACAAATCATAGTCAGGTGTAGTTGTTATGTAAACAGAGTCAGCTCTATCAAATTCTATCATTTCTATTGCTGCCTCAACTAAATTACTATTATTTACGTAATCAATACCAGGTGTAGTGAATACGTTGATATTTACAGCTTCAGGGTTCGCAAATGTTTGTTGCCCCAATAAATAAGCGTAATAATCAGTATTTGCGTAGTCTTGAGAATTATTTCCAACAGTAATTGTTTTAAACGCACCCCAACCGATTGCTGATGGATATCTAAACGATGGACAAGCACCTCTTAAATAACCTGCTCTACCTAAAATAAATCTATCACCATTTGTTCTAAATTCTCTATAAATGTCCCACCCATCGAATCCTCCTGAACAAAGTAATGAAAACTTACGAGCAAATATTCTGTAATAAGGATTAGTTT